CCCCAGTTAATGTAATGTTTGGTTGACTTGTAAAAATGTCGTCTATGCTTATTGTTTCCCCCGCAGTTCCTTTAATGTAAACAAATCTTGTTGCAACTTCACCATTCAATGAAACTGCTTGATAAATACTATTATTTGCCCCACTAAATACAACCTTGTCGGCAGTTAAAGTTCCATTTGGTGCGGTAATGTCTTTTGCCGTTACTGTTGCCCCAAGTTTTGACCACGCAGCATTGTCAAAAGTTTCACTTTGTTGCAACAAATTCCACGGGCAAACCTCAACCAATCCCGCCGAATTTACTCGCGTTCCGTTGGATGCACGGGTGAAACTTAAATCGCCCGAACCGTCGGTGGGGATTTGAGAATATACAACATCCTCTTTGTATCCGCTTGGTATTAAAACCAAACTCGCTTGTTCTAAAAGTGTACTCATTCTTGTGAATCTAAATTATCCAATTTGAAAATCATGCAGTCCACACCTTCGTAATAACCACCATCCGCAGTTACCCTATTGGTATATTCTAACGCCAATACCGCCCCACCCGCTTGGGTGAAGGGAGTAACACCCATTGCAATCCCAACAAACATTATTCGTTGTAAAGTACGATTGAACCTGATGTCAAGGTAATTGATGAAATGTAGTTGCCGTCTGCAACGCAATGGAAAGGACCAGGTAACAAGGTTGTACCCGTCAATCCCATGATGGTCATCAATGAATTCCCGTCCTTATCCAAACAAGCCGAAACAACGGCATTTGAATTGACAAAAAATCCACGGAATCTACCCGTTTTTGCGGTGGTATTGGCTACGGCTACACTTCCAGTGTAACCTGCGGTAAATGCTGATCCAGAAATACTCATATCTATAAAACGATTTTAAGGTTAATTGTTACGGATTACGGGTGATTTGCCCAATGCCTTGCGCCCACAAAGTGCCATCACAACACTTTTTGGAATATGTGTTTTTGTCCTTGCATAAACACGCCCGTGTTCCACCACCTTGCGGGGATGACCTTGATGGGGTTTTCCACCCATTCTGTGTGTTGTTCGGATTATTTGGGTTGTTCCAATTGCTCATTTTTTGAAAATTAAAAGGATTAAAAATAACAATGCCAATACCAATCCAATTGCCGTTCCCACCAATTGAGGTACACTGATGCGTTCCCTATACTGAACTTGTGGTGGTAACTGAATGGTCTTGGTGTAACGGATGGTATCTGCCTTCACAACTGTCTGAACTCTTATCACATCGTGATTTCTGTAAACAATCGTTTTAACGCCATCTTTTTCTATTGTGAGGGTATCAATCGTTTTGCTCATGAAAGTGTCTGTAATGGTCACAGAATCACGCACAAACACGGTATCAATGCCATACACACTAATTTGTGCCATGGCGGGGTTCTTTTTGATGGCTTGTTCTAAATGCCACTGCGCAGAACACCCCGTCAACAAGATGATAAGTGTTAATAATTTACCACCTTTGACAAACAAATCGCACTTCACCTTATTGATGGTTTTCAACTGCGTCATGTAGTTGGTCAATTTCTTGACCTTTTCATCCTTTGGCTTGTATGTCTTTTTTACAGATTCCATGAAACATAGTTTGACGGATTTGTATTTGGGTATTCACCCGCTTGTTGGTCCTCGGTGTACTGACTAAATAATTGTGGGTAGTAACTCAAATAATCCACAACCCTACGGCGATAAGTTTCCGCAATGTTTCTTTGGCGTTGAACCAATGTATCAATTTCGGTTTTGTCTGGCAATGTGGTGTTTTCGGGTGAGTTCCTCAAAATACCCGCATTGCTCACCTCATAACCATGAAACAACAACAAATCAGCCATGGCGTAATGAATCAACATCGGTTGAACATAGTGTGAAACAAGGATTTGGTAATTGCCCGTCAATGTTCCCGCTTCCACTTGGGTTAAAATGTACCGATACAACTTCGTTCCCAAAAGTTCTTGAACTTGTATGTCTTGACTGATTTTAACAAAGGGATAGATTTTGTCCACATCCACATTACCACCCAATTGGGTGTATTTGAAGATTAGTTCTTTGTCAACCAGTAATATGTCATCGTTTGCGTACATCTTATTTATTCTTTAATGATCCTTTGTTTGGCATATCAATGGGGCGTGTCTTGGCGGTATTCCAACCACTTGGTGAGAATGGCACTCCCGCTTGATCTGCACTTTTATTCGATACTTCTTTATAGTTATCTATGTCACGTTCAGTACCCGTTTCGTTGGGTTGTTTTGGGAGGAACTTACCCTTAACTTGCTTACGTTTAAAGGTCAATCGTTCCCATCTGTGGTGGCAATTTACTCCACCTTTGTATTTCCATATTGAGTAGGTACTTTTACCACTAGGTGCAAACTGCCCGTTTACTCCCGCATCTCCCATTTCAATAATATCCTCACGTCTGAAGATCACTCCGTTTTTGGCTTCTTGAACCATTGTAGAGCAAAACTCCCGTGAATTGTTGGATACGAAATCAGGACCATAGCGGTATCGGATTTTGTACACCCCTTTATCGTCATTACTTTTTTGATTGGGATTATCATAAGCCAAGTTAAATTTCATTTCTTCATCGGCATCTGTAACTTCTTGAACATCAACAAGTTCCCACTCATCAGTGTTAATTAATTCCCCCTTGTCTTTCAAATGTTCTATCCATGACTTCTCATCTGCGATGGTCATGTCTTTGGATAAATCAATCTCTTTGAGTTTACTTTCTGCCCAACGGATACCCGCATCACCACCCCAAGCATCCCACATCAACCCCCCACATCCTTCAGAATAGGGTACATCTTTGTTTTGTTGGTGTCTACGAAATGATGCCATCCTTGCAATGGTATCTCTACTAATCGGTTCTCCCTTGGCTAATTGGTTTGCACGTGTTTTACCTACGGCAGTGCCACAATCACCCCATCCGTTTTTTTCAGCCCATGCTAATGCTTTCTTAGCATTACTCCTAGCACCTTCAGGGTAATCAGTATACGACTCGGCTAATTCGGTCTTACCTTCAAAATAAGAGTAGCAAATAGCAACGGCTTGATCAGTTTCTTTACCCTCACGGATCACTATTGGAACACAACGTTGCATGAAATCACTTTGGGATTCCCCTGCATTGGGTTCAACTAGTTCAATCTTTTTTTTTTGAGATGCTAACGATACGCCCGTTTCTTCCTCACGTGTTTCATCATCGATGACATTGCCACTCAAATCAGTAAACTCCAAAGGTTGTAAGGTCTTAAAGTACAGATTCAAATTGTACCCATTAAAATTCAATACCTTGGTGACTGCATCAATAATCAATCGTTGGAAAGGACGGATCACTACGTTATCAAACAAGATAGATGCTGACTTCAATTCGTCTGCGTTGCTACCAAATCCCGTGTTATCTTTAATACCCAACAACAAAGGAGATACAATGCGGTGAGCCACCATGATCTTCTGCATGGATTCTTGCGATAAAAATTGATATTGGTTGTGAGCATCACTCAATTGTACGGGTGTTATATCGGCACTTGTGTCTTTGCCATCATTCCAACTGATAATAAAACGACCTGCATTAGAAGATCCACCAAACTTCTGTTTGATCTGTGCTTCTACAGTATCTTTTACTTCGGCAGCGGGTTGTCCATTGTTGAAATTGATCAACATCGAAGGGGCTAACCCATTCATGATATTGTTTATGTGGAAATTCGATATCTCCGATTCCAAGTTGGCATATTGCGTACCTCCTTGGTAGTCCACGGGTGCGAAGTAAAACGAACCCGTTGAATATGGTTTGATTGTAAGGATACATTCGTTTGCACTTTGGTCATAACCGAACGCCCTAAATTCAATTGGCGTGTGATTACGCTTCATGTTCGCCCAATCAGGACAATAATAGTATTTCTCAATTTCACCCTTTTCGTTGCACTTAGCAGGACGGAGGGTTTGTTGTGGAAAGTGCTTGGCTTGAACGTATTTCTTACGATCCTTAGATTTGATCAACTGAAACGATGCTTGTCCCAACATCTTCAAATCCATTGCAACGGCACGAAGGTCATCCGCACTGAACAACTTTTTGAATTCAATGTAACCTGGCAAATCCCTTGATGCCCTTGTAACCTCCAACCCTTTACCAAAAATTTGGTCAACCGTGCCTTTGATACACGCATTGTTGGTGGGTGATGAATGGTATAAGTCAATCAAATATTGGTAGTAATTATTATCATCACCATATTGCACCCAATCCTTGTTCTTTTGCTCAATGATCGAGGGGGCGGTGTATGATTGTAATTGTATAAATTCTAAACTCATAGTGTCTTCCAATTAGGTGTACCAGGGGCTGTTGTAGTAAACTGCTTCCAAGTGTTGTAAATGTTTGTAGTACCGACTATCCAATACCCCAATACCTCCCAAAGTAACACATTACCATTGTAAACACGAAACAATAATTCATCTGTATTTTTGGCAACTGCGTTAATTGACGTTAGAGCGGGTAAATTCATAGTGATGAATGAATATGTCTTCACACATGCAGTATTCGTAGAAACCATCGTTTTAGTGGGTTTATGCCACACTTCAATGGTTGCGGTTGATATGCCTTCAAAATCCACAAACGATGTGAACGTAATTGAGGTGGAAGTATTATTGATGTGCATATACAATAGAACGCAAATTGAGGTTTTTGTTACAAAAAGAAAACCCCCACCGATTTGGTGAGGGTCGTCTTACTATTAAAACTGAAATCAAATTAAGGGGCAACAGTGACAATACTTGCCATTTCGGTGTAATTGTCCGCATCAACGGGTGCGGGTGGGTTTGGCTCACTTGACATCAAAGTCAAAGTATTCAAACGGGCATCACCCATTTGTACACCCCATGAAGATGATCCGCCGTTGGCATCACAACCCAAGGTTTCACCCAACAACCAAAATTGATCGTTGCGATCCCATACGATGATCTGCCATCTACCTTGTGACAATGTCTTCAAAGTATCCATATCGGCATCGCCCGTTACGGGTGTTTTACCACTTGGTTTGAATGACAAGGTAAACAATGTTTCGTAGGCAGTTGTTCCGTTATCACGTGAAGCGATCACGGTTGTTTCGATTGTTGACAAACCCTTCAACTCCCAAAAATTGGCAGTAATTGGAGTGGTGGTTGTCCCGTTGTCAATCAACGTTACTAATCCCGTACCACTTTTAGTCACTCTGTTGGCAAATTCAAAGGGGATCAAAAAAGCACCCTTTAAACCACCGACAAACTGCTTACATGGTTCGTATCTATTGGCTAATGTTCCACAACTTGGCATATTTTTTCTATTATCTTGTTAAAAAAAAGGGGCGGGTGTTTATGCCCACCCCGTGTTTATATTTTCCTTGTCGGATTAGGTTACGTTAATTACAACTTGTTGAGTTGGGTTGGTCGCGATGATACCACCAGTGAAACGCATGATGACACGTACGTTCTGTGAACCATCGATATCGCTCATGTCGATAACTTTTACCTCGTTGTAATCGCTCAACAAACCTGTACCGAAGTGCAAATCGCTCTTCATACCCAATACGCAGTCGTAGTCGTTAAGACCAGGAACCATTGTAACGGGGATACCTTGGAAGTTCATTGGCTTCTCACCAACGTAGAATTGGAAGTTGTAGTTACCTGCTGACAACGCTGCTTGGTACGCCTTCATGGTAGCAGGACCAACGTAGTATTGGTAACCTTCTTTACCATACAATGCTGCGGGTGAGTAATCCAACGCTTCTTGCAAACGAGCAACAACGTTTGAACCCGTAGTAGCACCACTGAAAGGACGAGTGATAGCAGAGTTATCGATCAAGTAACCGATCATACCATCTTGACCTGCAACGATAGCGGAATCATACCAAAGGCTTGATTTCCAAATACCCAATTCGTTTGCTTGAGCAACTTCGGCGGCGGTTTGAGCCAACATAAATTCTTCAAACGTAGCGGGGAGTTTTTCAAATGCAGAGAATCCTGCTTGTGCTGCTTCCCAAGTTGTACGCAATTGGTTTTTGCACAACTGCAAGTTTACTTGCTTCTCGATTGTAGTCAACACGTATTCTCCCAAGGTCACTGAACTTGAATCAGTGAAATCACAAGTTGCATCAGCAATAGTGATCGAATCTTGGTAGTTACGGATAACTTCTTTGAAAGCCACATTGGGGTGCAATGTGATAAGTTCTTTTGCCAAGGTCTCGCCTGACAACAGAGCAGCCGCAATGTACTTATTGCCGAATAAACCCGCATAGGTGTTTGGCGATACAGTTGGACCACTCAAATGGGTTTTGATCAGATTATTTTTCATTTGTGTGTTAGTTAAAAAGTTGGTCAAATACTCGGTCTTTAATTGTTTTTTCACGCTTGTCGCTGATGTGGAAGTGCATCTTGCTATTTGTGCTAGTGGCTTCAGGATTGAATGGAGTGTGAGGGGCGGGTTCGTTTGCCAATCTCTCTTCTAATTCTTGATTAACTGCACTTAATGCAACTTTCTCTGATTCTAAGGCACTCAAACGGGCTTCAAACTTGGCTTCAAGTTCTTTGATCTGAGCGCTGAAATAAGATTCTTCCATTTCAGTTTTAGATTTTACAGTTTTCTTTGGCTTCATAGCCATCTCACCGATCTCTTCTTTCATTGGCATGTCTTCGGCTTCTACTTCCTCAACAATTTCCTCTTCAGATACTTCGGCTTCTTTCTTACCAATTTCAACGATAACTCCGTTTTCGTCTACTTCTACGATGTTACCATCTTCCATAGCAAACTCACCTGCAGGTGCGGGGATTTTACCATCTTCGGTTACAATAAATACGGCTTCACCTACGGCAAAGGAATCCGCTTCAAAGACGGCTTGACCATCTTCAGTTTTTACTTGTTCCAATGCCACGGCAACGGGTTCTGCAATACCCAACTTTACCATGATACGATCCAAGATTGTTTCTGCGTTCATACTCATAAAACTTTATTTTTTTATATTGTTACATTTTTGATATTCTTTTAACATGTCAACTACTTCTTCGAGTAGTGAAGGTTGCTTACTCATACGCATCTTGTCTGCAAAGTACCCTTCAATGCTGAATCCTTTGAACTTGCCATCTTTGGCATCGTTCCACACATCATCGTTGGTGATCTTCAAGCATCCCATCCAAGTCCCGATAGGATCACTCATCCCATAGATAGCGGACTTGTCTTTTTCCATGTCTTCTTTGATCCACGTCTCTACCATACATACGCCTTGCACTGCTAGTTCGTGTTCAATAGTAGCGTTCCCTTGCTTACCTTTCATCAAGAACATCTGTGATGCCTTGCGGACTGTATCCTTGGAGAAATAAATGTAAAACTCATCTAACTCCCCATCGACTACTTGTTTGCGGTATATCGGTTTGTCGGGAATTAAAATTGGTCCCATTAAGATACGCTTCTCAGCATCTACCTTGGCAAATTTGACTTCATGAGATTTTAAAGCAACAAAATTGGATTCAATGGCAGGGGCTTCTACGATACTGATCGCATCAATGCCACTTGCCATTTGTTGGTCATCCAATATGAGTTCAACGATTCTCATTAATAACGATTGTCAATTACGTTTTTAGATTCAAGCATCAATGTGATAATTGCTGATTTTAACGCACCTTGAGTATCTTGAAGTTTTTTAAATTTATTTTCGATCTCGGATGGCAAACTAATGCCCAACGCTTTGTATTGTTGGCTCAATTCGGTGTATAATTGAGATGCTTTGAGGGTAAAAGTGTTCAAACTATTATATCCTTGACGTGCTTCTACTAACAATGGATTGATACTTCTTGCTTTTTCTACGGCTTTCAATGCTGATCCTTTACCTGCATTACCAATTTTTTCAATTTCTACAATCAATTTATCAATATCTTGAATTACAGCGAGATCAACTTTAACTTCACTTAACTCAACTTGGTTGACGGCATTCGATGCCATGAATTTTTCAAATGATGTTTTCATATTCTATATAACGATTTATCCCGGGAATGTTGCGTTTTGCTGAATCCTACGATCCAATGCTTGTTGTGTACTCATATCAGTGGCAACTGCGTATGCTTTGATTGGTTTTTGGTTTTGTTGTGCTAGTGACCTTGCAATCTGTGCTGACGGATCTGCTGATCCTCCGACAATAGACACACTTGGTCCGCTCATCGTTGGTGTTGCGGTATCATTAGATCCTGGCACGGGTACTGACGTCATTTTGCGAACATTGGCTAATCCCGTTGCGATAATAGCCGCCGCATTGATGTACCCTAATGGTGTACCCGCACCTGCTTTCAATGCTTTAGTTGCACCCGCATAAGTATCAATGATAGCACCTGCAATGGCTAGTGTTTTTGCTTCTGCCGTTTCTTCACCAATGGCACTACCTAACGCTGATAACGCATTGGAGGTCGCATCAAATATTGCCATCTTAGCATCAAACTCTTTTTGTGCTAATTCTTTCTTTTGGGCTTCTTCATTCTTGGCGATATCTATACGCTTGTTTGCTAATTGAGTTTCAAGATCTGTGGTAGCAATACCTGCATCCTTACGTGCTTGTATTTGGTTTTGTAGACGTTCTAATTCTAATTTAGTCAACGCATCTTGCAAATCCTTTTCATTGGTCAAAGTTTGTGTCAACCGCAATTGTTCTTTGGCATACTGCTCATCAATAAACTTGGCTTCGTCATCTGCTGACTTTTGCATAAACGCTTTGAGTTCTTCGTCTGCTTTTTTCTTATCATCAAGTTTCTTTTTCTCAGCATCCTCGGAAATTTGTGTCAATCTGATTTGGTTTGCTTCTTCGGCTTCTTGGATCAACCGATCTTTTTCCGCTTTGGTGTATTTACCTCGTGCAATTTCTCGCTTGGCGTTGTCAAGATCAAACTCTGCTTGTTTCCTTGCCTTGGTTTCTTCATCCTTAATGGAATCAATGATGTTTTTACGATCCGCCTCACGGATTTTGTCTGAAGCGTCACGCCTTTCTTGTGCATACTCTTTCTGTTTGGATGCTAACTCTTTTTGACGTTCTTGCTCTGCTTTGATGGCTTCCTTCTTACGCTCTTCATCTTCTTTGTCAAGTTTCTTGGCTTCTCTGTTGAACAAACGTCTTTTGGCTGCTAATTCGGTTTCTGCATTTTGAGTAGCAACAACTGCATCACTGATCGCCTTCTTAGATGACTCGGTTTCTCCATTCAACTTTTGGTCTAATCTAGCGGCTGCTAAGCGATCTTGGGCAAATTTCAGTTCTTTGGCGGCGAGATCAGTTTCACTTTTACGTACTTGGTCTAATGCCTTCTTACGATCTGCTAGAGATGCGTTGGAATCTGATAACAATTCACGTGCTTGGGCTAACTCCTTGTTTCCTTTTGCACGGGCTTCATTCAATGCTAACTCCCGATCTTCAAGTTCGTCTTGCAACTCTGCTAGTTTACGCCCTTCTGATGCGGCTGAGCCAAACAAACTCCCAACTAACTCTAATCCGTTTGCTAACCCGTCTACAAGCAATGTCGCAAATCCCGAAACTGCTTCAATGATCGGATGCAATATAGCCCCAAATATCGCAGTCAATTTGGCGAGGGCATCCATACCCTTCTCCGTTTTAGTTAACGCACTACGCAACGCCGTAAACGTTCCTACAAGCAATGCAAGGAACGCACCTATTGGGTTTGCTACTAACGTCAACATTGATTTACCCAAATCCATTACGCTACCCGACATTTGACCGATAGGACCTGGCAATTCACGGAACTTGTTACCTACATTGTCAAGTGCTTTACCGAATCCACTCATAACTCCCTTGACTTTTTCGCCAAGTTTGTCTAAGAGGATACCTAATTTACTGACGTCTTTAGTGTCAGTTTTTACGTTTACTTCTACTTCTTCTGCCATGACTTAATTATTCTAATGTAAGTGCGTTTAACTTGTTTCAAATTTTGGTTGTATTGGTTCTTGCCTTTGGCAATTTCTACATTCTCTGATACCCCGTACCAAGGTTGTGACTGCAATAGTTCAATTATTTTTGTGATCATTTTTTGAGTATTAAAAAGTTGGCTTTCTGAATTACAATCGTATGTGATCCACCCGTTTGCAGTTTCCAAACAAATGTCACTTCATCCGTGGGGGCTAAATCTAAAATGGTTTCCATGTTCACACTATGGTGGTTTGAATCAGTCAATCCATAACCAGTTGTTTCAACTCCGTTGACTTGGATCTCAAACTCAATTTGTTTGTTTCCACTTTGCCCAAATGCACACATCGCCGTGAACTTGTATTGCCCACCATCGGTACACACATACTTGGAAAGGGGCATATCAGATGTGATGTTATCCACATACCCAATCGTTTCTGTAGTTTCCATTGGAATCGGGTCCCATATCGTTGAATCTGTGGTTCTTGATGTGGGCGTGTTTCTGTACATAGTTATTTGGTTGAACTGCAAAATGGATTGAATAGTGTCTACTTGTTGCACTAAACTAAATACGTTGTTTTTGTTGTAATCTGTATCTTGGTTTGTGTCTAGGTAATCTTGATTATTAAACTTATACGAGTTCATGATACCCTTGGCTACGGAATAATCTTTCAAATAGGTCAAACCAAATGGGGTTTCTGTTGGGTTGGTAAAATCGGGCTTCTGACCAGTGGTTGTGAATTTTAGAATGTCAACATCAGGATACGTAACGAGTTCTAGGTTTGCCTTTTCGGTCAACATATCGTATTGGATCGATTGAACTTTGTAGTAATTTGATGAAATCGCAATGGTATCGTTCAATTTCAGGTTTAACCACTCACCTACGGGTAGAATTGCAGTCATTTTAACTACTCTAGATTGCGTTGAATACATACGAGATAGGTATTCACTCCAATACATTTCATACATCGTGTTTACGGGGGCATCTCCACGTAGTGAAAGTTCTAATCCAAAGGCATTGGAATAACTAGACGATAGAGTTGGATATGCAGAGTATGGAGTCATTAACGGCATCACATATTGGGTTACTCCCGCAAAAAACCATGTATCTGATACTGATTGTTTACCCCCATAATAGAACAAAGTGTAATCTTGTTGCACGGGCTTAGAATCTTGATCCATAAATATGGGAACATTCAACTCTGTTTTGCGTACAAATTGCCCGTTGGCGTTTACCTCATTCATGGCTTGTGGTGCAATAACATGGAATGGGGTTTCTACATTAAACTCATCTGTTGGGTAATCAATAACGGGCATAAACTTGGTACTCCCGTATTCACGTCTGTTAATTTGTTTGTAGTACGCATTGGCTAAACATGTGGATTCTTGGTGAGTAAACGATACGTGACGTGGGATTGGTATCTTATCGTGTTGGATATCTGTGATATCTACGAATTGTGTCCAATTCCGTGTTGTACCCGTTTTTAACCAATCTTGCAAGTTGTGGATCTCAATCTCAGTTTCACTTACGGGTAACAATATGCAGTTAAATCCTTGCAATACGCCATTTACAAAGTCCTTAATCGGTTTTTGTGGCATCGCATCACCCATGTCTACTAAGTTGTTATTAATACCTTGTGGGGCTTTCGTACATTTAAATGTGATTGATGATGTTGACCATGTTCCCGTTGCACTATACTTGATAGAAACTACATCCATAGTTTTTAAAAAGTAATTGAAGACAATCGTTGCGCCTGGCAACCCGAACCCACTTGTAAATGTCCCCGTTGCGGGTGCATAAATTTTACGACCATTTACAAAAAATGCAAATTGTAATTGTTGCAATGGCACTCCTGACGCAGTGAGGTCTGTTAAAAATACAGTGAACTGATAATTACCCGTACGATTAGCAGTATAATTACCCGTTGCTACATCGTAGTTACCAGATGGGTTGTTCACTAATGCACTGAATACTAATGACTTAAAACTTAACGAGGCAAAAATACTACCCGAAAATGTTTTCGGTGCAACAAACGCTTCACATACGCCACTTGCTACATATTCGGGATCATACAAAGGACCTGCAGTTTGCATAGGCAATATATACAGATCATCCATTTCAGGACGTGTCAAAAATGATCCACTTAACGTATACCCAATTTCTGCAAACGCAGTTGTTAGCATGGCTCTTAATCGAATTGCAGGACGTAGATCATCTACTTCTACACCACGTGTTTGGTAGATGTTACCATTGACACCGAGTGATTTGGAATACCTCCATCCTTGGTTGTAATCGGCAACAGGCCACAAGATATCGCCACCTTTAAGTGTTTGATTCCATGAATTGATAACTGCCGTGGCGTTTATTGTGTTATCATAAGCACTCCAATCAACTTCGTTCATGAGTGTTTCGCCCCACTGATCTAGTATCTTTTTGGTCGTTCCGTAAAAAATGATGTTGTACAATTCAGGTAACCCATCCTTGAATTTACACCCTATCAATTCTACTCTTCCTTCAAAAACGGGTAATCCATGAATATAAATGATAGCATTCTTACCAAAATTGGGATTCCAACTACCCATTACTAAGTTCTCATCAAACCAATTAGCAAAGATTTGGTTGTTGGTTTCTGATGCGGGGATTTGGAAATCTTTGGTATAATCAGTCCAAATTGTGGAAAGGTTCATCAAGTCCTTTAACTGACGTGTGAGTGGTATTGATTCATCATTAAAAAGATCAACGGGTATCAACTCGCTGAATGTACCTCCAAGGGATTCTAACTTCTCAATACAACATTCTTGACCTTCAATGTATCCCGATATCGTACGTTGGTAGTACGCCGACATAATGGGAGTAATCGTGTCTTCGTTATTGTCTTGGATTGATAAACTAAAACGGATCATCGTACAATCTTGTTAATTTTAGGTTGGTTGTACTCTAACTGAATGGTATACAATATCAACTTTTCGTTTACCCTTGTTTTCCTTTCGAACGCAGTATCAATAACTCTTGCTGATAGCACTTGACTTCCATCGAGTATCAATATGTTGGTGGAATAAAACATTTGTTCTACAACGTCAACATCATTTTCGCTAATCCAATCGGTGTTTACTGACATGGTTTCTACGCTATTTGTGAGGTATGGAGTTGTTATACCTACGCCGTATGTCCATGCTTGAGCCATATCGGTTTGTTTGAATATGGGTTGTTCATATCTTTCTTTGGTCACTTCATACGTGGACTTAAACACTCCATTGAATAAAAACGAGTCATATACCCCGTATTTGTTGAGGAACAATACATCTTGTTGACCATACTTGTTTTCACACACAAAATCTACGGGGATCACAATGTCATCGCCAGACTTGACAAACGTGATATTGATATCTGCACCCCAAGTTCCCCCTGCCGTTATCAGTTGCTTCAACTCAATACCTTGTATCAATTGATCTGATCCCGTGATCGTATTTGGTGTAATCGTTGCTGATCCACATACGATAGAAGTGATCACTGATGCATCGTACCAAAGGTAGGCACTTGGTGTTGCAGTCGTTAACGTCACTTTGCTCTTATCTGTGTAAACA